ACTTAGCCTTCTATAATGGTTATATCATACTAAGTATGGATCATTCAAAATGGGGGCCTTACAATAGTCCAATTCAGTACCATATGTTGTATGAGGCACTTGAAGAAATAAGAGGAGCTAATGGGAAAAAGTTGAATTTGGCCTTTGCAAAAACAATTCTCAAGTGGCACCTATTTAAGGCTGTTGAAGTACCTGTGACAATAATTGAAGACATTTATCAAACAATGACAGATATTAGTTTAAACAATCGTGAAAGGCGACCTGACAAGGAAAGAAGCTATGAAACCTATTTCATAAACCAGTTGAAAACAAAGAAAATAAAGACACATGACAATAAGGTGCCTTCTCAAATACACAGTTATTTTGACATGGGACAAGGGATATTACACTATACATCTGATCTTTATGGCTCATTGGCCTCAGAATATATTTGTAACAAAGTCAATGAACTCTTCAACATTAAATTAATCTCCATGAACACATCAGATGACATGGTAGTGATTGTAAAAAGAATGTTTAGAGCAAAACATATAAATAGCATTAGAGAAGAAATGATGTATCTAATGAATTATATATATGCACTGTCAAACTTCCTAAACAAACATGTTTCACCAAAGTATTGTTGTAGCCCTCTTGTAGGTGAATTCAAGTCACACTTTGAGGTTGAAGGTAAAGTTGTTCCTCTATTTATTAAGTTTTTCTCAGCTTGTATAGGAAACTTTAGATGTAAAAATCCTACAGAACTATTTAATACTTGTGACACAATTGTTGAACAAGGAGTTTGTAATGGTTTGTCATTGACAGTTGCAGACTGTCTCAAAAAGAGAATGGTCAATATGTTAGATTGGCTGGGTTATAGTTCTGACCCTCAAATGCACCCACACACCAGTCGACAACAAGATTGGTTGATGGGCTGCTTGAGTTATAGAAAACTGAGGTCATTAGAAACTTGGCTGTTGGAGAATGGTGTTGAGGAGTTGACTCTTGATGTTGTCAGGGGTAAGCTTTATGAGGTAATCCAAAGCCTTAGGATGAGAATGATTGCACCAATAGTAGCACTTGAGAAAATGAGAGATGTGGTAAGGACACATCTGGGTAAAATAGATATATGGTTTCCAACTCTGTGGGGTGGTTTCCGACTCATTGTAAGAAGCAAGTTAAATCTTGGTCAGACTCTTGTAGAAAGC